TCATGAAGCGGTATGCCTGAGCACCGTCTCTGTCATAAAACTCTACAGTTGTAAAGCCTAGCTTCTTCGCTTGACTTTTCGCGTCCTTTAAGTTATTATAAGCTATACTTGCAAGTTTAGCAAACAATAAGGACCTTTCTTTGAAATTTAATTCTGATATAGACATTATGCCCTCCTTCATCTATTACAATCATATTTATTCTAACGCTAAATACTAGCAAGGAATGTTATAATGAAGAAACGTACTAGATCAATTTTAGAAGAACTAAACAATCTACATGCTAATCGTGATAACGATCAGTTTATAGATACTACTGCCAATAATATTATTGAGTCGGCTATCAATCTATTGAGTAGAATACACAGTATGTATGACGTCGAAACTGCTTCAGAGCTTGAAAGAAGATTCGTTAGTTCAATTAAAGCTGGAGATCCTAAAAAATTTAGACGAAGTATTACAAAGATTATTGAAGGTAAGAAAAATGACAATTCTTAAAGAAGGCGGCAATGTATTTAAAAATGCTGAAGGTCCGTTAACTCAGCGTATTGCTACAGGTGATGTAGATAGTACTGTTGCATTCTTAGAAAAGATTACAGGATACGACTGGCAGTCTGAAAAGGACGATGACGAAAGACCAGCAGCCTATTTAGGTACAACTGGACGCAAGTCAAATCCAGACGGCACATTTGAAAAGAACAGTTCAGGCGACTTAGATCTTAACACAGATCTAAACAAAGTAAGCAAGCAAGATATCATTGCCAAACTCAGTGCTTGGTTAAAAAGTCAAGGTGTACCAGAATCAGAATGGATGAATCAGGGCACAAAGAAAACCGACGGCTACATTAGAGACGCAGGCGATCAAGTACACTTCCGTACACCAATTAACGGTTCGGACAAAAACGGATTTGTACAAACAGACTTTATGTTTACAGACAATCCAAAGTTCCAACAAGGCAGCAAGCGTGGCGGTACAGAACAGTACAGCGGAAAAGATAGAATGATGGTACTGGCCAGTGTTGCTAGAGGCCGCGGACTTAAATTTAGTCCAAAATTTGGTGTAGTTGATCCTAACAAAGGCGATGAAGTAGTTGCTAATGATTGGGACGAAATTGCTAAGATCCTACTGGGAAATACAGCAACAGAAAAGGATACACGTACAGTTGAAAGTATCCTAGCAGTTATTAAAAGATTACCAGAGTACGAAGATCTAATTGGTCCAGCAAGAGACAGCCTTGCTAAAGATGGAAAAGAACTTCCAAGTGCTAATGAATCTACAGTTGAATCATTAGAAGATAAACAACTGGCAAGAATCAAAGCATTAACAGGTTCGCTGTTGAATAGTAGCGTAATGGTCTCAGGAGCATTCAACAGATGAAATACCGTGATATTAAATTAGTTGAAAGCAAGCTAGCTTTGCAAGAAGCAGAAGCACGTATTCAACACGCAGAAGATGTTATCTTTTGGGAAGGCAGTGCGGGCGCATTGCGAGTACTAGAGAGCTTGCGTAAGCTAGCTGATGGAGGACATAAAGATGTTACTATTAAGTGGGATGGTAGCCCTGCTATCATATTTGGCCGCGATGAAAATGGCGAGTTTATCCTTACAGACAAAAGCGGTTTTGGCGCAACAGGATACGACGGCAAATCAAAGAGTGCCGACGACTTAGAACAAATGTTCTTAAATCGAAGCGGCGGAAAGAACAGAGAGAATCCAAAATATGTTGCGTTTGCTGCTAATATGAAAGCAATCTTTCCGTTGTTTGAAGCAGCAGTACCAGAAGACTACAGGGGGCTGTTTAAAGGCGATTTGCTTTACTACAATACTCCGCCAGTTAAAGAAAAGAACTATGTGTTCAAGCCAAACATCGTTGAGTATGCTGTAGATGTTAATAGTGATCTAGGCAAGCGAATTGGAAAATCAAAGACAGGCGTTGTTATTCATAGACAAGTAGCATCAGATGGAACCGAAAGCCCTTTACAAGATGCAGACATATTCCAAGGTAATGATGTATTAGTTGTACCACCTGTTACTACAGCTTCGGCTCCTGAAGTACCAAATGATGTATTAGACAGAGTAGAACAAGTTGTTAAGAAAGACGCAGCAGGTATTGATCAGCTGTTAAATAAAAATACGTTACAACAACAGCAGATGAGTGACTTTGCTAAAATACTATATACATACACTAATAGTAAAGTAGACACAGGTCTTACTAACATAGGTGGCGACTTTGCTAAATGGTTAAGTACATCTAAGGTAAGCGACAAGAAAAAAATTAAGATCTTAGATTATATCAAAGCAAATCAAGCAGGCTGGAACGCTCTATGGGAAACTGTAAGTACTCTAATGAACGCTAAAGATCAAATTATCGCAAGCATCGATGCTCAAGGCGGAGATGTAAAACAAAGCATAGGCGGACAAGCAGGCGGTGAAGGCTATGTACTAGCACACCCGGGCGGCGATATTAAACTTGTGCCTCGCTCTACATTCTCAGCAGCTAACCGCGCTGCTACAAGATAAGGAAACTAAAATGAAAATTAATGAAGTAACAGCACCAGTTGCTGAAGTTGAAATGACAGCACAGCAACGTCAATTGTCAGAAATTGGCCGCACACTAATGGACATGGCAATTAGCAACAAAGACGACGAAGAGTCAAACAGCATGAGCAAGCTAGGCGACACTTTAACGCAGTTTGGCGCAGCATTTGGTCCTAAAAACTTGCAAGATGTAGTTAAGAAAACTGGACTAGATCCAAAGACAATTCAAGGATTGCTACACAAGGCACAAGCACAATTAAAGTCAGCAGGGCCTGTACGCAAAGGTGCTGATGTTCCAGACGAAGAGCCAGAAGAATATTAATAATGACTGACAAGTATACAGCGGCAGAATGGGCAGCAATGGAAGGCGGGCATGATATAACGCCTGCTGAATCTAAATTCTCATTCCTGCAGGAATTACATGAGTCACGCATGACCAAAGATAATGGTAACTCACAGAAGTTAACATATACTGATTGCGGCGAAAGAATGTATTTAACGCTGTTGGCTTTGGAAACTATGAGACAGTTTCCAGACTTTAAAAGTTATGTAGAACGATACGCAAAGAAAACTTCAGGGTTTGAAACATTCAAGTACTATCGAATTATGGGCACTGACTTGTACAACTTCATTTACTTTTTAGTAGGTGATGCAGGCGCACAAGCAAAGCTCAAAGATCCAGAAGCAGCAGCATTGTTAAAACAAAAAACTAATTTGCCTACAGCAGATATTAATAGATACATTAGAAGTTTAGCAAACGGCACTGAGCCTACATCAGTTTCGAGTATGTTTCTTAGAATAGAGTCGGCAATTAATGTAACCAATGCTGACTATAAAGCAGTGCGCAGAGCAGTAATGGACTGGGCTAAACAAAACAGACAAGACAAGCGATTGATTGCTACCCGTCTTATATTTGCAGTCCGTGCCAAACTACGCAGTTCAGACATCATTGAAGACTTTGAGAAATGGGCTGCTATCAAGAACATGGAAACAGCAAGTGTTGTTGATCCAGAACCTACAGTATCTGTTCCGGACATTAACACACGCCGTGAAAACTTATCACTGTATAGATATCTAGTAGGCGACAAGAATTTAGCATTAACTAAAAAGTTCTTAGATCAAACTAAGAACGGCAATGCAGCAAGCTCAAACATGTTGGCAGCATACAAGCCAGCAGTTGAACTCCTTGATGATATTGTACAAGCAGGACCTGCATATGTACAACAGCTAAGAGCATTACATAATAGAGCAAAAAAAGGTCGATAACGTTATTATTTGTCTGTAGATGATAAATAATAATACACAAGTTAGAAGAGAATCTAACTTGCCATTAGATCATAGGAGAATATAAAATGGCAACAGTAGCAAACACAAACGCAGCAGTTCGCGCTAAGAACGGCTTAGGCTCAGTAACACGCATCTGCACAATCGTTAACAGCGGACAAACACAAGCTGAACTAGACTCAGCAATTCAAGCACTAACAACTGGTGTAACAGTAGATGACGTATTTTACCCTGGCGCAACAGTCGCTGGCGTAACTGCACTTGCAGACACAGTACACGTTGCACTACAAGGTGGCGTTGCTCCAGAAGGAACAGCAGGTTCATACACTGCTGCTACTACTGTAACAGTTATCGCAACTTTCGAATAATCCTAACTACCTTAGGAACCGTGCTGTAATGGCACACTGGGCTCACTTTTAAGTGGGCCCTTTTTTTATGACTGTAAATACAGTATGAGATTTAAATTACACACGCTTGTTGACATTACCGAAACTAACGCTCGTCGTGGTGACGAAGTGTTTAGTGTACGTCAACAACAGAATTTCTTGACTGTATTACAAACAATCGGGCTTAGAGTCAATCCAAGTTATACTAGATCTCCAGTTACATCAGAAGCAATACCTAAATCACTTAATCTAGGAACTGAGTATAAAGGCAAGCATACTATATGGACTTTCGAATTTGATATTGAATACGAAGATGCAATAAATGTTGACATGATGATAACAGACTTCGAACATGTACCTGTTATAACTAATCTAAAAGAAACTGCCCAGTTTGAAACAGCTTCATTCATTACCCGATCTCCTACTATAAACAATATATTTTTTGAACTAACAGATAAATAATACTGTAGCTTAAAAACTACCAGGCACATCTTAAAATATACCCAAAGGCTAACGCAAGAGTTTACTTACTTACGGAGAATAAGATGGCCAACGCCACTACTGAATTAGAAAAAACGAATCTAGAAGCACACGTTGATTTATGCGCAATACGCTATGAATCATTAGAAGGGCGCCTCTCCAAAGTAGAAGAAAAGATTGACACTATTCATGATGATATGCTTGAAGGACAGAAGTCAATTACCAAAGTGCTTATCGGCACAGCTGGCACAGTCGTTGCTAGTTTATTATCCATCGTTATCGTTATATTAATGAACCCGTAATGTCGCGATAAATAACTATATGTTATTACGCGAGTTATATAATCAAGAACAAGATTTAGAAGAAGGCCTTACTTGGGCACGTTCTGGAAAGAAAGTGGTACGCAAGTATCGCTGTAGTTCTGGGCGCCGTAAAAATCGTATCGTTGCTAAAATGGCTCAATGCTTTGCTGCTCCTGATATTAAGAAGCGTCAAACGTTAAAGAAAACTAAAGCTAGATTAGGTAACAGATTAGCTCGTAAGGCTAAAAAAACAAAACGTATTAATCCAGCTAGCAAGCGAGTGCAAGCTATGAATAAGACTAAGAGGCGATAATATGTTATTGCGTGAGTTATTCGTAGATGAAGGTGTTATGACCATTTTAGGTAAAAGTGGAAATAAAACCGTACGTAAATATCGTTGCACTAGTGGATCTCGCAAAGGTCGTATTGTTGCTAAACCTAGTACCTGTACCGCAGCTAAAAATGTTAGAGCAGCGCAGACACTCAAAACTACTAGGCGCAAAAAGGGCAAAGCATTAAGTATTAAAAGTTCTCGCACTAAAAGAACTAATCCATCAAGCATACGTTTAAAATCGTTAAATATAGGACGCAGTAAAACATTACGCCCGAAGAAGCGCAAAGGGTCAAAAGGAAAAAGAATATGAAAATGAGTGAAATACTTAGTGAGATGGGTAACCAAGTCTTACAAATTGAAAAAGATGACGAAAAAGAAACAACTCTTATTGATCCAAAAACTAAGATACGCACAACTGTTCCTAAAGATCCGATGAAGCCGGGTGCTATTGCAAAAGACGAACGCGGCAATTTAACACTAGATACAAAAACAAAAGGTACTGTTGATCGAGGCATTAAGCCAGGCGATAACGTAACAGTAAAACTATAATGAAAATTAACGAGCTGTTAAAAAGTTTTGAAATATTCACAACCAATGAGGAAAAGAACCTCTTGGAAACTTTCAACGGACTCGCGCCACTATCATCATTTCCAGAACGCGACCAAGTCATTATCGCGGGATTAATTCGCAAGAGCCTTATAAGTAAAGTTATGCAAAATGGAATTGTTATGGTGGCAAAAAATGATAACTGAATCTATAATTAAAGATCTAGAAGAGATCGTTAATCGAGGACTAGAAGATGCTGCAATTCCTTATGCTAAAGGTAAAAGCATACGTATAAAACAATTTGTTATTAGAGAAAGCTCAAAAGGATTTCTTATATATAACAGTGTAGAAAACAAGCAAGTGGCTCGTACACAATTTAAAAGCACAGCAGTTGCTATCGCAAAAAACTTAGCATTGAACAACGATATTACAAACAAAGTATTATCAATTGACAATACATTAAGCAAGCATTATAATGATGCATTGTTTTACAAACATATGATTAAAAAGTCTTTAAACAACGATATAAAAGATATTAGACGAATACGGTTAGATATTTCTATTGCAAAATCTGCTGAATTGCGTAAAGATCTAGACCGATTTATATACTGTTAAAGATAAATATATTATAAGATATCCATTAGGAAGAGTTGATAATGAACATCAGAGAATTTTCAAAGCCTGCAACAGCAGCAAAACTAAATGAAAGCCTAGCTAAAAAGTTTGGCACTAAGATCAATGTAGATCAGTTTACTACGGAGCAACTTCAGGATGCTCGTAATAAGCTACGTACTACATTAAGTCAAAATGAAACTACAGAGAGCTTTGATTCTGCACTAAGTAGCAAGCATCAAAAGAATAAATTGTTTCTTGATGTTCTAAACGCAGCAATTGCAGAGCGCAATGAAAACATTACAGACGCAATTGACGAAGCTATTGAGCAAGTTAATGAAGGTGCAGAAGACGCAGCTGAGCTAGTAATGGCAGCTAAAGATATGGTTGACCGTTTAACTGGTTGGATGGAAGACACTGCTGAAATGCAAACTGAATCAATGCTAGAATTAGCTGATGCTATCCGTGATGAAATGGGCAGCGAACAGTCAGAAGCATTTGTTAATGCAGTTAAGCCAGCACTTGAATCTCTATATGCAGCAATGGAAACAACTCGTGTTGCACTAACAGGCGGTGTTGGTTTAATTACAGGCGAAAGTGCTGCTGCTCCTGAAACAATGGGTGCAGAAGAAGAGCCAGCAATGGAGCCAACAGTAGATGGCGAAATGCCTGCAGAAGAAGTTCCTGTTGAAGACGAATTTGCTGCTGCTGAACCTGCAACTGGCGGAGAAGAAGAAGCTGGTCGTGAAAAGCGTGAATCTGTACAGCACTCAAAAAAAAAGCTAAAGTAATCGAATCAATAGATTCTGAAACTATCTTTACTCTTTTAAGACAACAAAAAGCGGCCGGTGTGGCCGCTTTATCTATGAAGAAGCTAGACAAATACATGCAGAACCAGGGTAAAGGACAATTTACTTTTGATGTATTTAAAGCAGCATATGATTCTGATCCTAGACTAAAAGCATTAGTTACTAACTTTGATAAAGAAAAGATCGAACTTAAACAAAGTGAAATGGACGATGTAGATGCCGCAGCAACAGACGGCGCCGCAGCTACCGCCGCAGATGCAAATGCAGTAAGTAATATGGCAAAAAGTGCAACTGATGTAGGTGCAAAACTTTAAAATTAATACTTGACAGCGCTCCTATTAGATGTTATTATAAACACTAATAGGAGTTTTTTTATGACCGAACGTACACACGAAGATATTGTAAAGCACATTGTAGAAGTGCTTAACGAGTATGTTGCACCCGCAGTAGCACAGCATGGGGGCCAAGTTAACTATAATGACTTTGCAGACGGCGTACTTACATTAGAGATGAGCGGCGCATGCTCAGGCTGCGCCGGATCTACAGAAACTTTAAAATACGGTATCGAAAACATGATGCTCAATTTAGTTCCAGAAGTAACAAGCGTACAAGGATTCGATGATCCTTTTTCAGAAGTTAGTCCTTATTTTATGAACAATGATCCTTTCGGTCAAGAAGCATGGGAAGCAGAAAACATTATCCCAATCAGGGAGGTACGCGATGAGTCTGATAATTAATAAGTTTGATTATACTCCGCTTTCACGCAAAGAAGTCAATGGTAAGCGATTATATGCTACTCCTGACGGAAATGCTGTAGCAAGTGTTACAACCATCTTAGATGCAACTAAAGATAAAACGCATCTTATTGCTTGGCGCAAACGTGTAGGCGAAACTAAAGCCCGTGAAATTACAACCGAAGCTGCTGGTGTAGGCACTAGGATGCACAAGTATCTTGAAGACTATATCGAGTTTGGTGAATGGCCTACTCCTGGCAGTAATCCGTTTGCAATCAAAGCACATCGAATGGCTGAAGAAATTCGAAATCAAGCACTAGCTGATGTTGATGAAATTTGGGGCAGTGAAGTTGCTCTTTACGTACCGCAAATGTACGCAGGCACTACTGACTTAGTAGGACAGTACAAAGGTCAACCTTGTATTATGGACTTTAAACAGACTAACAAGCCTAAGAAACTTGAATGGGTACAGGACTATTACTTGCAGTTAGTTGCATATGCTGAAGCACACAATGCTGTATACGGTACAGACATTCGTGAAGGACATGTGTTTATGTGCAGCCGTGGCGATGATCCAATGGTGCTAGGTGGAGAAACTTATCAGCAGTTTGATCTTTGGCCACATGAATACGACGAGTGGCGAAACGAGTGGTATAACAGAGTGTATCAATACTACGAACAGCTAGCCTAAAACACTTCTCCTAAACGATAAATATGTTTAATATACCGTTTAGGAGAATTACGTGGCAGTCGTATCAATTTCAAGAATTCAGATCCGTAGAGGTCGTAAAAATCAAGGCTCAGGCTTACCTCAATTAGCAAGCGGTGAGTTGGGCTGGGCTGTTGATTCACAAGAGTTATATGTAGGCAACGGCAGTGTTGCTGAAGGTGCTCCTTACGTAGGTAATACATTATTACTTAGTGAGCATACTGACTTGTTTCAATATGCCGACAGTTACTCTTATAAAAGCGATCAGCTATACGTTACTACTGGACCAACTCCAAACGATCCAATTAAAAGATCATTACAAGAGAGGCTTGATGATATAGTAAGTGTTCGTTCGTTCGGTGCAACAGGCAACGGCAATGATCAAACATTAGAATTACAACGAGCAATCGATCAATTATATCTAAACCCAGCAAATTTAACTGAACAAAGCAGAGTAATACTAATACTGGAACCAGGTGTCTATGTAATTAGCAATACAATATATTTGCCACCGTTTGTAACACTGCGCGGTGCCGGCATAGATAAAACTATCATTAGACAAACAGCAGCGTTGCCTGCATTCGAAACAGTAAGCGGGTTAAGTACAATAGGCAATTATACTAACGTTGGTATTGACACTATTAACCAATCTCAAAATATAGAAATTTCAGGATTAACAATCGATACACGAGCAGCAAGACAAGCATTGCTATTGCAAAGTTGTGCATCTAGTGTATTTAGAGATCTAAAACTTGTAGGTACCTGGACATTCGAAACAACTCCAGCAGTACTTGATAATGCTATAGAACTTAATAGTTATAGCACAGCAGTTACCTGTCATTCAAATAAGTTTAATAATGTTACTATTTCTAATTATTCAACAGCTATTAGATCAGACAATGACATTATAGATAACGACTGGGAAAATTGTAAATTTACTACACTATCCCATGGTGTTGCATTTGGTGAAAATACTGTGCTAGGTACTAGTGGAATGTTAACTGGCCCGATCAACAATAGCATCTCTAACTCACTATTTGACGATATTAGAATTAATGGTTTTAGAGTTTGGGCAGGTACAGGTAATACAAGTCGCAATAACAAATACAAAGCAGTTGGGTACGAAGGCGGAACTCCGTTGTCTGCTATTACACAGCATGCAGTAATTGACTTTGCTTCAACAGGCAACCTGAGCGAAAACGACTGGTTCGAACGTTCGGAAGAACTAGGCAACAATCCAGATTATTTACTAAACATACCTTTTACTCCAGAAGTTGCAGGACCTAATATTATTGATTTAGGATACTCTCAAGAATTGCACCTAACATCTTATGGTGAATATGCGAAGTTCTTCAAACTTCCAGCTGCAACAAGAACAGGGTACGAAATTAACTACGTTTATAAGAGTAATGCAGTTAATGCAAGTCGCTCAGGAACAATGACATTAATAGTTGACCCAACAAATAATACATACAATCTATCAGACGAGTATGATTATACAGGTGACAGCAACTTTGCACAGAATTTAAAATTTAAAGCACAAAATTATGATGAAAATGGCGATACAGTGGTTGACACAGTGGCCATAATGGTGTTAAACTCAACTAGTAGCGATGATGCTAGCTTTGTATATACTGTTAAATCAAAATCATAATGACTGATGCCAAATAAAAAATTCGAAGAGCGACTACGGCAGTGGCGAGAATTTCGCGACTCCTTAGAAACTGCAAAAGACCCAATACAAGCCACACTAGACTATTACAGTCTGGTGCCAACTGTCACGATGCAAACAGATCCGTATGACAAAGACAGATGGCCAACTCCTTGGGAATTATTAGAAGAAAATATTTATTGTCCCTTCGTTAAGATTCTTGCAATTTGTTACACCTTACAGTTAACAGACTGTTTATCACACCATGATTTTGAGATACATATTACACTAGATGCAAATAACAATGTCTTATACTTGTTGTTCGTAGGCGATAGAGTTATAGGATTTGAAGAAGATACATATGTACATAAGAATCAAATACCAAAAAATTTACGTTCGCAAACCAAGTATCTGATGCAACCACTAAACTAAATATTCAATAATATAAGAGGAACACGAATGTCAAATGGAACAATGATCGTCAAACGTGACGGTACAAAAGAACACCTTAACATTGACAAAATACATTTTGTTGTTGAGGAAGCCTGCAAAGGACTAGCAGGCGTAAGTAGCAGCCAGATTGAAATGAACGCAAATTTGCAGTTTTATGATGGAATGACTACTCAGGAAATTCAAGAAATTTTAGTTAGAAGTGCAAATGATCTTATTAGTCTAGACTCTCCAAACTATCAATTCGCGGCTGCACGTCTACTGAGCTACGGATTGTACAAGCAAGTATTTGGATCGTATGAAGCTGTTAGTTTCGAAGAAATTATTAATGCTAACATTGCACGTGGTATATACGATCCTGAGATTTTAGAAAAATATACCAGCGAAGAAATTGAAAAGCTCAATTCCTATATCCATCACAAGCGCGATGAAAACTTTACCTATGCAGGACTGCGTCAAGTAGTTGACAAGTATCTTGTTCAAGATCGTTCCTCTGAAGAAATCTTTGAAACTCCGCAGTTTATGTACATGATGATTGCAGCAACACTATTTGCAAATTATCCTGCAGAAGATCGTATGCATTATGTAAGGAGATATTACGATGCGACCTCACTTTTTAAAGTCAATATCCCAACACCAGTCATGGCCGGTGTCCGTACACCTGTTAGACAGTTTGCTTCGTGTGTCCTTGTTGACAGCGACGATACCCTTGATAGTATCTTCGCAAGTGATATGTCAATTGGCCGCTACACTGCACAAAGAGCAGGAATCGGCATCAACGCAGGACGCATCCGAGGAGTAAACTCGCGTATTAGAGGCGGCGAAGTAGCACACACTGGCATTGTTCCGTTCCTAAAGAAGTTCGAAGCAACTGTGCGTTGTTGTACACAAAACGGTGTGCGTGGAGGCTCGGCTACAACACACTTCCCGTTCTGGCATCAAGAGATTGAAGACATCCTTGTGCTAAAGAACAACAAAGGTACAGAAGACAATCGTGTACGCAAGCTAGACTACAGTATTCAGTTGAATAAAACTATGTACGAAAGACTACTAAGCGGCGGCGATATTACTCTTTTCTCACCACATGATGTTCCAGGTTTGTATGAAGCATACTTTGGCGAACCAGCAGTGTTCCAAGAGCTATACGAAAAATACGAACGTGCTACTAGCATCAAGAAGAAAAAGATTCCTGCAATGGAGTTGTTCTCTGCACTAATTAAAGAACGTGCAGAAACAGGACGTATCTACATTATGAACGTAGACCATTGCAACACTCACAGCAGCTTCAAAGACACTGTTTACATGAGTAACTTGTGCCAAGAGATTACATTGCCAACTAAGCCATTGAATCACATTGATGATCCAGATGGTGAAATTGCATTGTGTATTCTTAGTGCAATTAACGTAGGCATTTTACGTTCATTAGATGAGCTAGAAGAACTATGTGAACTTGCTGTTCGTGCGCTAGAAGAAATTATTGACTATCAACGTTACCCGATCTTAGCTGCTGAAAAGTCTACAAAGGCTCGTCGTAGTTTAGGTATTGGATACGTAGGTCTTGCTCATTATCTTGCTAAGAATAAAGCAAGTTATGCAGACCAAGAAGCATGGAAATTAGTACACGATCTGTCAGAAGCATTCCAATACTACTTGCTCAAAGCATCAAACAAACTCGCACAAGAGCGCGGCGCATGTGAGTACTTTAACCGTACTAAATACGCAGACGGTATCCTCCCAATTGACACATACAAGAAGGATGTAGATACTATTGTGGAGAACAAGTTAAATTATGATTGGGATAGCTTACGTGCTGACATTAAGCAACACGGACTACGACACTCGACATTGTCCGCACAAATGCCATCGGAGAGCAGTTCCGTTGTGTCGAACGCAACAAATGGAATTGAGCCACCTAGAGGCTACTTGTCCGTTAAGAAGTCCAAAAAAGGGCCTCTTAAGCAGATTGTTCCACAGTATCAGACTCTAAAAAACTACTATACATTATTGTGGGATATGCCTAACAACACAGGTTACATCAACACAGTAGCAGTAATGCAAAAGTTCTTTGACCAAGCAATCAGCGGTAACTGGAGTTACAATCCTACTCACTACGAGAACAATGAAGTTCCAATGAGTCAAATGATTCAAGACCTATTGACAACTTATAAAATGGGTTGGAAAACTAGTTACTATCAAAATACTTACGATTACAAAACTGATCCAAGTGATATTGAAGAGGACACTAAGCAAGTCGAACTACAGCCTAGTGCTGTTTCAGACGATGATGAGCTTTGCGAGGCGTGCGCAATTTAAGGTTGACAGGCAACATACAAGAACGTATACTTAATAATATACGCACACAGATATAGGATTTAAGAAGATGGCGAAAACAATTTTTAACCAAGAC